TTGGACGTGTGATTCCACTGATCTCTCTGCCGTCCCTCGCACATCCACACCAGCTCCCGCAACGTCAACGGGCCCGGGTTGACGCCCACGATACCGGCTAATTCGTAGATCAGTCGCCAATGGCGGTCAGGGCCGCCTCGATCTCGGGCGGAAGGTCGGTCCGCTGGAGCTTCGCCTTGATCAGTTCCGCTGCCTTCTGGTTCAACTGGCCGTACTTCTCTATCGCCAGCCGAAGCGTCTCCCGCTGGCTCTGCTCGGGGAAAAAATCCACGAGTTCCTCGATCAAGGCCGCCTTGGCCTGGGCGATCGTCTGGCCGGCCATGGCTCGCCCAAAATCCACATCGGTCACTCTTTCCGCGTCTGCTTGTGGCTTGCAGACAGCGTAAACCACGTCACAGAGCAGGATCGGGTCAAGCAGCAATCGCGGCAGCACCCGCTCTATATCGAGCAAGTCTTCCTTCAATAGATCGCGGACCCGCTTGACCGCGTCCACGTTCACTGCGATCGTCCAGGTCCGCCCAGCAGCGTCCTGGAATGTCCTCATGAGCTCGAACCCTCAACAGTCGGCTTGAGAGTGAAATCAATGGTGGCCACATCCTCCAGAGGCTGCGAAATTGACAGACTCACAACTGCCCATTTGCCCGTGTAAGTCAACGTGGGATCGGACAACGTGGCCGTAACAGCGGTGCCGCCGGTATAGGCAGTCACCAGGGCTTGCACTGCTGTATCATCGGGTGAATAGATCGCCGTGCCAGACACCGTCCACTCTTGCAAGGCGACGACGCTTCGCTTGATGCCGTTGCTTCCCCGCGATGTAACATCCGCTTCGCTTCCTCCCAGTTCAACCGTCACCTCTTTGGCCAAGGTCAAGGCGTTGGTGCCAATCGTCAGCGTGCATTCCCGGCCGAGTTTCCAGTTCGTGGCCATATTGTCGTCCTCCGATCGCTATCGCACAGAATTCGCCCAGAACGTGGGCAGCCTAGGTTTGCTTTTCATCAATGCTGGAAGCATGAACGGCCGCTCCGGGTAAAAGGTTCCGCGAAACCGGCCGCCGTGTTCGTGTGGCTTTCCGGCTGGCCCTACCAGCTCAGCACTGGGCCCAATCACTGCCTCCCCCACCCGCCTGTCCACAGCGTAGACGATTGCCCTTGGCAACCGCCTGGTCTGCGTATGCGGGGGTTGGCCTGATTGGGACGGTTTCCGCCCTGGCCGGATTGAACTCTTGGCCACTTTGCGGATATAGCCAGCCGCATGGGACAGGCTCTCGAACGTGCCGTCTTTAGCCTGCTTGGCCACGGCCCGCATGTTTTCAGTCACTTTCGCCCTGGCACCAATCATTCCACAGTCCGAAATGTCAGCGTAATGAGTGACGTGAACACCAAGAGCTGGTCTAAATGCTCCACCGAGTAGATCGGCTCATTCGTACCGGCGATACAAGCCACGTCAGTCAAGCCTGTCAGCCTATCGCCGACGAAGTAACGGACAATTTCATCTGCCAGACGAATCAGCCCCGGAATATCCTCATCATCGTCACTGTCCAGCTTCTGTTGCAGGGCCACGTCTACCACGAACTCTCGCTGGTCACCGCCACGACTGCTCGGGCTGATTGCCAGGCTTCTCGGCGACACGGTTACTCGCAACGTTGCCAGATCGGCCGCCGTCCACCGTGGCCTGTAGTTTGCCGCCGCCGTGAACGTCTGCGACCAGATTCCGGCATTCAACTCGCCTACAAGAGCATCGGTAATGTCAGTGATGGTTATCGGGGCCGTGCTCATTGCGGTCCGATCTTCGCTGCGAGCGTTTCAATTGCCTTCGATAGCCTCTCGATGTTGGCGGTGTGCATTTCTCTGTCGGCCTTTGCGTCCGCCCGGATGGCAGCCGTCTCTTCGCGGAATTCTCGCACGAGTTCTGGCATGGCCACGCGAACGTAGTAGACGCAGATGTAAGCCATCACGCCCAGCGGAACGCCCACTAGCCCAATGGTTTCCAGGATCGTTTTGACGACATCTGGTTCCACCACTCACCCTTTCATGCTGCCGTGATTGCACGTACGCCATACGCTTCATCCGGAATGCCGCGGCTGCCAGCCAGTTCAATCACATCCCTCTCGCCGTGCGAATTACGCAAGGTCCAGACCACGCCGCCCGATTTCCACTCTAGAGCCACGCATTCTAGGGCATGTCCCCACCAGTTATACGCGATATAGAGTGGCCGGCCCGTCCGCAGGATCGCAAGGCACTGGCCAATAAACGCATCGGTCCCAGCCCTACGATTCGTGTCCCACCATTCCAGCGGCCGGTAGAGCTTGGCAGCCTCTTCCCACCCTGGCTTGAACCGACTGGGCGAAATCGACAGGTCCGGCACGTATTCCGCGGGTGCAATGCCCCGCTTGTTCGCACCCTCAATCGCCCCGTCCAGGTAGTAACCCTGGTTTCGCCACCTCACCAGCCAGCCGAGGCTCGTAGGGGCAAGCCGTACCGGCTTCTGCCCTTCCGCCTCGCGGGCGTCCATCACCGCCGCCGTCAGGCCGAACGCCCAACAATAGCCGAGCCCGTCTTGATTCCAGCCATCCGCAAAGACGCCGCTTGCCCGCTGGTGGTACAGCGGAAACATCTGCTTGGCGTGGCACTCAGCGATCACGGCAGGCCAGTCCGCCCTCGGGATTACCATGTCCGGGTAATCCTCGATGGGAACCAGCCCGATCGCCTGGGCCTCTGGACTCCCATACCGCGTTCTTCGTGGCAGAATCTGTGGCGTACCGTCCGTTGTCCTGGGCGGGCGTAGAAGTTGCTGCCAATTGGAGTCGTCAAACAGTGCCGGCATCTCACCACCTGCTAGGCAATGGGCATGTCCCGCTGGGGCAGTTCTGTTGCAAGCCCGTCGTCGCCGTCCATTTCGCCTTGCTCAGAGCGTCAAGCGTAGCCTGAATCGAATCGGGCAGGGGCATGACCTCGATGGTGCCGCCACCAATCGGGGCCCGCAGCAACACCGGCAGCGATCGGCCGGACGCGGCAGCAAAGAATGGCTTGAGAATGGCCGATGGTGGCGTGTCTTTGTCTACGATCGCCACGAGCTGGTGGCCCCGTGTCACGAGTGCTTCGCGGAACTTGCGGCTCGCCACCACCTCCAACTGCCCGGAGGGCAGGTTGTCCAGAGCCCCAGATTCCAGGATTATGACTACCTGGTACTTTGTCGGCGTCGGTCCCGGGTCGGGGGGCGTTGGGCCGGGCTCTGGGCCAGGGGGGGTAGGCCCCGGCCCGGGTTCCCCAACTACGACCCCTTTACTCCACTGAGCCAGCCGCCGTTGCTCCCAATTGACAGACACCACATGCAAGGTGTACCGCCCGGGCGGGGCAGTCCATAACACGCTCAACCCGTCAGCAGATACCCGCCATTGGGCACCGGGTTGTAGGGGCGGGCTCACCGTCCATTGCCCCGTTTGCCAATCGCCCTCTAAGCGATGCTCAATCAGGGTATAGACCGGGGCTGTATCTGGTCCAGTCAGCCCCTGGTCAACGCTCGCTGCGATAGTGGGGGCCGTCACGACGGCCACCACCGTGGCGATCGCCAGCCGAATCATCGGGGCGGCTCCTTGGCCAGCAACCAGGCCACGATCAAAGTCCAAGCATCGCTCTTGACCAGGGCAATCGCCACTTCGATTACCCGGTCATCCACCATATTCGGGGTCGTCTTGGCCACTTCAGCCATTACCGCCAGCACATCCAGCACGTGTTGGCGCAAGGTCGCTGGGTCCAAATCCGTATTGACCAAGGCCAAAATGGCCTTGATCAGTTGGAGCACTTGCAAGAGTCTCATGGCATCTCCTCACGTGATCAACTTGGCATAGGCGATCACCATCGTGTGATAGGGATCGCTCCAGTCGCGGCAGATTCCGCCAGGGTTATCCACCACCTCGTACACCCGCGTTGTCGCCCCGTCCGTTTCCTCGATGCGATCACCACGTTGCGGCGTTGTTTGCTCACCAGCCAACACCAGGTCAGTGGCCCGCATGATGTACCGTCTGGCCGTCCATTCCATTCGGACGATGCCCACGTCATCCGCCACCTGCACGGTGGTCTCGCCCACAAGCGCGGACAGCGTCACAGACGACGTACCGCGTTTATAGGTGATCGTCGTGGCGGCATGGTCAATCAGCCGGTCGGCCAACCAGCCTATGCCGTTGGCCAGTAGGTTGGTCATTGCGATAACCGCACGCGAACGGTCGAGTCGCTTGTCGTCGCCGCCTTGATTGCCTTGCCAATCAGTTTGTTGCCCGTAGATGTAGTGGTCGCCACATTACTCGTGTCGTCCCAATACACCAAGGCGCCAGCCGATATGGCAGTTCCCGCTCCGGTCGCCTTGGCAAAGTCGAACACACCAGACACCGCCAAAGCACCCAGGGTGTTGGCCGTGATCGCCTTATTGGCCACCCCGACCAGATCGCTTTGCACCACCACCTGCCCGGCCGCCACGTCCGAACTCGGGGTGTAGTCGATAAGGTCGCCAGTTTGTACAAACGTCGCTTCAGGCATGGGATATTCCTCCAGTCCTCTGGTTAGGTGTCATCAGGCTGTGCACTTGATCGCGCCCCGGTAATCCAACCGGGCCACGCCGAAATCCCAGTACACCCGCATCCGAAGCCCCAACACGTCGAACTCGGCCTCGGAAGTCTCGATCACGGGCGCCCGTTGCCCGTTCAAGTATGCCACTTGGAACGCCGGCAACAGGTTCGGGTCGGCCAGTAGATACCACGTAGTCGTGCTCGAACCCGAAATGCTCGAAGCCGACAGATACGGGCTCACGACCACTTCAAACCGTCCCTTGAACGGGTTGTCGCTCGGCCGGGTGGCGTTTTCGCCCGTAACTACAGTGCTCGAAGTATAGATCGTGTCCGCAGTCGCCCGTAGGGCCGGGGGGACCACCAGAAACCGCGGGGTGGCGTAGATCGGATCGCCATTGGCATCGGCCATGTTCAGCATCGCCGCTTCTGCCGTCCCCAGATTGGTCACGTTCAGGGCCGCCGACGAAATCCGGTTGCCGCGGGCAGTCGTGTAGAACGAATCGGATGCCTCGCAGACCAACGTGTACAGCGCCTTCTCCAATGCCAGCCGCGCCTTGCGAGCCTGTATCCGGGCCAGATCATTGAACGCCCCCAGATCGTCGTTCACAATCGCTTGACGGGTCAGGGTCAACATCTGCCCGTAGGTTTCCACCTGATTGGTGTAGGTTGTTTCGGACAGCCGTCCGTGTTTCAACTCACCATCCGCCGCCACCTTGGCGAAGTCGCCAAGATGGTCCAGCCGGTAGATCGTGTGTTGGTTGAAATTGGTCAGGTCGCGTTGTTCCGCAATCAGCGGGTAGGTCGCGTTCACCGCGTCGAATGCGGCAAGCAGAATCTTGTTGGCAGCACCGCTAATAATACCCGACACACTCAAGGTCGAGAACCCGCCGGCCGCTTGAATGTCAAGAAGGGCCCGGTAAAGGTCCGCGCTCCCATGGGGTACAGGATGCCCGGCCGCCATCAGCGCTTCCGCGATCACGCCACGCAACCCGGCATTCCGCAGTTTCCATGCCCGTTCCACCACCGCGGGGCCGTAATCTCGTCGTTTGGCCAACCACTCGTCGCTCACGCCGGCCCCGATGGCCAGGGCGCATTCCAGAATAGTGGGCGTTACTTTCTCTTTCTCTTGCGGATGTCGAATCGGCACAGGCCGCATTGCCCGCAGTAAATGCAGTTCTGTTTGTTCCGGGGTCCACCGTTCAGTGATTGCCCGCTCTCCGATCTCACCGGCCCGGTCGGGGTCCAGACCCAGCAAGATCATCTCTTCTACCTTGGCGCGAATTGTCGCTTGACGCCGTTGTTCCCGCTTCAGGGCCTCGGTCGTTTCGCGCAACGCCTTGGTGCCGTCGTCGAAGCCGATGGGCTCCTGCGATTGCACCGGGGTCGGTTCAGTCGGTTCCATTGATTGATCCTCCGCTCGTTTTGCAGCCAATGTCACGCTAGTAGCCCCATCGGCTCCTAGGTCCACGAATGAGATTTCCCCAAGAGTTGCTTCCCGCACGACGTTCACAGGGCCGGAAAACTCTTGCCCGTTCACAAGGGCTACCTTGCCCTCCGGCACGAATTCCGTCCGATCAACCGATGCCCCGATTGATGCTTGCCATGGGAATCCGTTTTTGGCACTGTGCACGATTTCCCGGGCTATTTCCGTTCCGCGAGATACGACGCCCGTTGCGATCAATTGGCCGTTATCCACGCGAATCGAGTCCGTATGGCCAACGCCCGCGTTTTCGTCATGCCCGAAACGGACGGGGCGACTCTGGGCCGGAATCCGCAAGCCGGCCAGGTCAACCACAACGGGATACCGCCAGCCCGCCAACCGCATGGCCCGGCCCGTGTAGGCGATCATTGAAAACCGCGGCAACTTCGGGCCCTCGTCGGCTGGTGCCTCAGCTTCGATTGTCACGCCGCCGGGTTCGCAGATCAGGTTGATCATCGCCTGCGATTTTGCTTGATTTCGACACACGGCCAATCGCTGCTTTTCGTCGGGAAACTCTTTGACCATGACTTCGTCACTCATGCATCTCTCCACAAATGCATCTTCTTTCTCACCCGGATTAGGCGTCGGCAGCGGCATCGTCAGTAGGCTCCACGTCGTATTGGGTTACCGGTTCGGAATCGGGGTTTGCAGCGGAGTCGAGCAAGCCCAATTGACGTAGCAGCTCAACTTCTCTGGCCCTCTGGCGTATCTCGGCCTCCCAATCCCGGCCGAGAACTGCATACTCATGTGCCAGAGTCGTGGTGTGATTTCGCAGCCGGATTTCTTGAGCGTTGGCTTCTTTCAGCGGATCAACGTGCTCTTGGCCGTTCCAGAACCACTGGTGCGGCCAGTCTGGCATGGCACCAATCGGCTCAGGCCACAGCTCTGGAATCAACACCGCTTCGTCCAGCCACGCCGACAGAATGCGGTCCAGCACCACCTGCTCGAACATCTGGCGTTGCACGGCCAGATTCTTCGCGAACGTCTGCCCGTCCAGTCGGCCGGAGGCGTAGTTGTGCCCGCTGGAATCGCCCCACGCCACGTTGTACGGGATGGCAACGGCCTGGCAGATTTCGGACAGAACGGTCCTCGTA